GTCTGCAAGTGCTGTCCGAGGCATGTCGTTCAACATTCTCTTCCTCGACGAATTCGCATTCGTTCCAAACCATGTTGCAGACTCGTTCTTTGCATCTGTTTATCCTACTATTACTTCTGGTAAAAACACCAAGGTAATTATTGTATCTACTCCACACGGTATGAATCATTTCTACCGAATGTGGCATGATGCTGAAAAAGGTAAGAGTGAATATATTCCCACAGATGTTCACTGGTCTGAAGTTCCAGGTAGAGACTCAAAATGGAAAGAGACTACAATTGCCAATACTTCAGAAGCACAATTTAAGGTTGAGTTTGAATGTGAGTTTTTAGGATCAGTTAATACCTTGATTGCTCCAAGCAAATTAAGAACTTTAATCTATGATAATCCTATTACTCGTAATGCTGGATTAGATGTATATGAACAACCACTGCAGGATCATGATTATGTCTGCACAGTTGACGTTGCAAGAGGAGTAGGAGAGGATTATTCAGCATTTGTTGTTTTTGATATAACTGAATTTCCCCATAAAATAGTAGCAAAATATAGAAACAATGACATCAAACCAATGTTGTTTCCCAATGTCATATATGAAGTAGTAAAGAGTTATAATAGCGCATTTATCTTATGTGAAGTAAATGATATTGGAGATCAGGTTGCAAGTATTATTCAATATGATTTAGAGTATCAAAACCTTCTGATGTGTTCTATGAGAGGTAGAGCAGGTCAAATTGTTGGTCAGGGATTTTCTGGAAAGAAAACTCAACTTGGTGTCAAGATGTCAAAGACTGTTAAAAAAGTTGGGTCTTTGAATTTGAAAACAATGATTGAAGAGAACAAACTCATCTTCAATGATTATGAAATTATCTCTGAGTTGACAACATTTATTTCAAAACACAATTCCTTTGAAGCAGAAGAAGGATGTAATGATGACCTTGCAATGTGCTTGGTAATTTATGCATGGTTAGTTCAATCAGATTACTTCAAAGAACTTACAGATCAAGATGTTCGTAAGAGATTGTATGAAGAACAGAAAAACCAAATCGAACAAGATATGGCACCATTTGGATTTCTAAGTGATGGATTAGAAACTGAAAGTTTTGTTGATAATCAAGGGGATAGATGGTTTACTGACGAATATGGTGATATGTCATATATGTGGGATTTTAAATAATGGAATTGGATAAGCAAATAAAGTTGGGACATTTATTGCTCAATATAAGGAAATGTAGAAATTGTGGAGAGGATAAAAATCTAATAGATGGTTTTTATAGAACTAGGAAAGATAGAGGTGCAGTAGCATCATCATATTCATATGAATGTAAAGAATGTACAATAAAAAGAGTTATTAAAGAAAGAAAAGAGAATCATTTAAAGTATAGTGCGGCAAAAGATTTATATCCTGATTGGTAGTTTGCGTCATATTTCCCCAGTGAAAAAAGTCTTTTTAATAAATATTTTTTAGTTAAATAGAGATTCGGAGAAACAGAACATGGCGACTCCTCAATTATCTCCCGGAGTGTTAACGAGGGAGGTTGACCTTACAGTAGGGAGAGCTGATAATGTATTAGATAATATTGGTGCTATTGCAGGACCATTTTCTATTGGACCAGTTAATGACCCTATTGACATTACAACAGAGCAAGATCTGATTAGCGTTTTTGGAAAACCAAAAGCAGAAGATGCTCAGTATGAGTATTGGATGTCTGCATCTTCATACCTCTCATATGGTGGCGTACTTAAAGTCGTCAGAGCTGGTGGATCAACTTTAAATAATGCAAATGCTGGTGTTGGAATTGCATCAACTGGCAACCTTCAAGTAAATAATTATGATGATTATATCAACAATCATCAGAATGATTCTACTTTTTCATACTCGGCAAAAAATCCAGGTACTTGGGCAAATTCATTAAAGGTTTGTACAATTGACGATTTAGGAGACCAAATTCTTGGAATCTCAACAACCAGTTTGTCTGATGCAGGGGCAACAGTTGGCGCAGGAATTACAGCGGCTCTTGTAGATTCGGTTATTCCTGGAGCAGGAACAACCTCAGTATTTAATGGATACTTGAAAGGTATTATTACTGGTGTTTCTACGGACTCTACAAATTCAGCAAGCACAGTAACTGTAAAAGTTGTTTCTAGAGTTTCTTCTGTTGGAACAGAAACTAAAATAGACTATGCTGAAGGAGCTTCCTTCTCTTCTTTTGAGACCACAGATACTGTTTATTTTGTAAATAGTTCTGGTGTAAATACAGGAAATCTTGGAGCTTCTGGCGTAAGTCCAGTAACCTCAGTTGATTGGTATGATCAGCAGACTCTTGGTCTTACAAATTCAGTCGTATATTGGAAAACTTTAGCTCCAAAACCAACTTCAAGCAACTATGTAACTACCAGAAAAGGTAAGAATGATGGTTTGCATGTAGTTATTGTTGATGATGGTGGATCAATTACTGGCGTCCAGGGCAATATTCTAGAATTACATTCTGGATTATCAAAAGCATCCGATGCAATTTCTGCAGTAAATTCTCCACAGAAAGTTTACTATAAGAACTATCTGGCAGATTTCTCAGAAAATGTTTATGCTGGTTATAATCCATCACAAGCAGGAGATGCGTTCCATGGAACTTCTCCAGTAGCTACTGGATTTTCAGAAGATTTCACTCCAGTAACTAATGGAGATGGTCTTTGGGGTTTGAATGCACAAGGAGTTACATATTCTGCAATCGGAAATGCAACATACACTCTTAATGGTGGAGTTGATTATTCTGCTTCTGGTGGCATGAAGGCAGAACTTAGTGATATTACCACTGCATATTCTCTATTCTCTAATAGAGACGAGATTGAAGTTGATTATTTAATCATGGGTCCTGGTTGCTTAAATGAGTCTGATTCTCAAGCAAAAGCAAATTATATAATCTCCCTTGCAGAAGGAAGAAAAGATTGTATGGCAACTATTGGGGCACATAGAGGAAATCTTGTAAATGTATCAAATACTGATACTCAGACTGGCAATTTGATTAATTTCTTTAGTCCCCTTGCTTCATCATCTTATGCAGTATTTGATAGTGGATACAAGTACACTTATGATAGATTTAATAATGTATTCAGATACATCCCAACAAATGCAGATGTTGCTGGACTTATGACACGTACTAGCATCACAACTTTCCCATGGTTCTCACCTGCCGGACAGCAACGTGGTGTGATCAACAATTCCGTTAAATTAGCGTACAACCCATCCAAAGCACAAAGGGATCGTCTCTACCCCAAGAGAATTAACTCCTTTATTACACAATCTGGAACAGGAACTATCCTATTTGGCGATAAGACTGCACTTGCATATCAATCTGCTTTTGATAGAATCAATGTTCGTAGATTGTTCCTTACTATTGAACAAGCACTGCAAAAAGCAGCAGATGCTCAACTATTTGAAATTAATGATGAATTAACTAGAGCAAACTTCAGAAACATTGTTGAACCATATTTACGTGATGTTGAAGCAAAGAGAGGTTTGTATGGATTCCTGATTGTTTGCGATTCAACCAATAACACTCCAGACGTTATTGACAATAATGAGTTTAGAGCAGACATCTTCCTGAAGCCTGCTAAATCTATCAACTACGTAACCCTCACATTTGTTGCCACTAGAACTGGCGTCAGTTTTGAGGAAGTTGTAGGTAGAGCTTAATTATTAATAAAATAAAAAAGGAGGATTACACCAATGTCAACTTTACGTACAATTTCAAATTTCAAATCAAATTTAATTGGGGGAGGTGCTCGCCCCAATTTATTTGAAGTTTCTATCCCTGCTCTTCCAGCTGCTGCTACTGCAGCTGGTGCAAATTGGGGAAGTGCTGCAGGAGAGGAACAAGAAAGTTTCAACTTCTTATGTAAAGCAGCTCAACTTCCAGCATCAAATGTTGCTTCAATTGATGTTCCATTTAGAGGAAGAGTTTTCAAAGTTGCTGGAGACAGAACTGTTGAAAACTGGACCGTGACCATTATTAATGATGAAAACTTCATCATTAGAACTGCAATGGAATATTGGATGAATGGCATCACTAAACTAGATAATAACACTGGAGCAACCAACCCTCAATCATATATGACAAATGCTTTTGTCTCTCAACTTGGTAGAGGTGGTGCTAATGGAAGAAATAGTGAATCAAATTCTTCTTCGGAAGGTGGTTCCTCATTATTACCATTGAGAGTATATACTTTCTTTGATGTTTTTCCAGTCAATATCAGTTCTATTGAACTTTCATATGATTCTTCAGACACCATTGAAGAATATACGGTAGAGTTTGCAGTAAATAATATTGCTGTAGGTCAAGACCCAACTGGTACTAGTGACCAAACAGGTTCACAAATTAGTTGATAAATAGTATAAATTACAGTTAATTTATAATGGCAAAACTGTTTGGGTTCTCTATTGAGGACAACGAACCGCAATCACCATCAGTAGTTTCCCCCGTTCCTCCTAACAATGAGGACGGGGTTGACCACTATATGAGTAGTGGATTTTTTGGTTCATATGTGGATATTGAAGGAGTTTATAGAACCGAATTTGATTTAATTAAAAGATATCGTGAGATGGCTCTACATCCAGAGTGTGATAGTGCAATAGAAGATATTGTAAATGAAGCTATTGTTTCAGATTCAAATGATACTCCTGTTGAAATTGAACTTTCAAAACTAAATGCAAGTGATGGGATCAAGAAAAATATTAGGCAGGAATTCCAACATATTTTAGATTTACTAGATTTTAATAAAAAAGCACACGAAATATATAGAAATTGGTACATTGATGGAAGACTTTATTATCATAAAATTATTGATCTTAAACAACCACATGAAGGAATTAAAGAACTGAGATATATTGATGCAATGAAAATGCGTCATGTTAGGCAGCAGAAGAAAAAGCCAAATGATGGTTCTGCAGTATCAAAACTAAAGAGTGATAATCCTATGGATTATGACTTTCCAGAAATTGAAGAGTATTACATATACAATCCAAAGTCGGTTTATCCTACTGGAAATCCAATGCAGACTGGAGCAAGTCAAGGCATTAAAATTTCAAAAGATTCTGTTACATACTGCACTTCTGGACTTGTAGATAGAAACAAGGGAAATACTCTTTCATATCTACATAAAGCAATTAAGTCTCTCAATCAACTTAGAATGATTGAGGATAGTCTTGTAATCTATAGACTTTCAAGAGCACCAGAACGTAGAATTTTCTATATTGATGTAGGCAATCTTCCCAAACAAAAAGCAGAACAATATCTGCGTGATGTTATGATGAGATATCGTAACAAACTTGTGTATGATGCAAATACTGGAGAGATTCGTGATGACAAAAAATACATGTCTATGCTTGAGGATTTCTGGTTGCCCAGAAGAGAGGGGGGACGTGGAACTGAAATTACTACTCTTCCAGGAGGTCAAAACCTTGGAGAGATCACGGATATTGAGTACTTTAAGAAAAAACTTTTCAGGTCCCTTAATGTTCCGTCGAGTAGAATGGATGGAGATAGTGGATTTAATTTGGGTAGATCTTCCGAAATTCTCAGAGATGAATTAAAATTTACTAAGTTTGTCGGACGTTTGAGAAAAAGGTTCTCTAATATGTTCAATGACATGTTAAGAACTCAGTTAATTCTAAAAAACATTATTACTCCCGAAGATTGGGATAAAATGAGTGAGCATATCCAATATGACTTCCTCTATGATAATCATTTCTCAGAATTAAAAGAAGCAGAATTGATGAATGAGAGACTTTCTCTTGTTCAAACCGCAGAACCATATGTTGGCAAATATTACTCACAAGACTATATCAGACGTAAAATTTTACGCCAAACTGATATGGAAATTGTTGAGCAAGATATGTTAATAGAAAAAGAAATTAAATCTGGAATTATTCCTGACCCTGCATCTATTGATCCAGCAACAGGATTGCCTATAGAAACAGGAGAACCTACAGATTTAGGAAATCCAATAATGGAACCAGATATTGATGGGTCTCCAACTGAAGCACCAGAAATTCCTGCAGGAGGAGAAATATAAATAAAAACAGTTACTAATTGAATTAATTAAATGGAAGAACTTTTAAATATGATTTCAACTGACGATTCACCTTCTCAGATTAGTGATAAAATTAAAGAAATTTTATTCGCAAAATCGGCAGAAAGAGTTGATATTGCTAGACCAATTGTAGCAAATTCAATGTTTGGCGAAAACGGTTCTGATGAAGTCGATGAAGTCGATGAAAATAATTAAGTATAAATAAACAAATATAGTCCTTTAACAAATGTCTAGAATATTAGTCTCTGCTAATGAATCTGCACTTACTGCCGGTATTGGAAACTCAAGTACTGTTGATAATGCTAGAGCAGTAAGGATTTATAATGACTCTGGCGCTGACGCAACATTGTTTGTAACAGATTCAAATTATTCTGGAATTGGTTCAGTTACTTTGAAGTCTGGAACAATTGAAATTATAGAGAAGAGACCTCAAGATTACATTTATTATGTTGGCAGTGCAACTATTAAAGTATCAAGAGTAGGAATAGTAAACTAATGAAACTAATCAGAGAAGAAATAGAACAGGTTGAAGTTATTACCGAAATGAAAAACGGTAAAAAACTTTTATACATTCAAGGTCCTTTCCTTCAAACCGAACAACAAAATCGTAACGGCAGAGTATATCGCCGTAACGTAATGGAACGTGAGGTAAAAAGGTATACTACTGAGCACATTTCAAAAGGTCGTGCTTTAGGTGAACTTGGCCATCCAGATGGTCCAACTATTAACCTTGATCGTGTTTCTCATAAAATCGTTTCTCTTGAGCAGAAGGGAAATGACTTCATTGGTAAAGCACAAATCTTGTCAACACCAATGGGTAAAATTGCCGAGTCTCTTCTTAAAGAAGGTGTATGTCTAGGTGTTTCTTCCAGAGGTATTGGTTCACTTCGTCCAACCAAAGAAGGATATTCGGAAGTTGGAGAAGATTTTATGCTTGCAACTGCTGCAGATATTGTAGCAGATCCTTCTGCACCTGATGCATTTGTATCAGGAATTATGGAAGGGAAAGAGTGGGTTTGGGAGGGAGGAATCCTTCGCGAACAACTTGCAAAGAAAACTGCTAATAGAATCAATACTTTAGTTGATCAAAGAGCACTTGAAGAGAATAAAATCAATCTTTTTACAGATTTTCTTTCAAATCTTTAATTTAATAAATAAATATAGTTTTAATACAGGTAAAACGGAGAGTTACAAATGTCTAGTGACAACAATTTACAGGAAATGGAGGCAGGCACTACACAATCCAAAACTGCTGTTAATGCTGGAGCACAAGCAGCAGATGCAATGGAAAAAATGTCTGATCCAGGTACTCAACTAGCTTCGGTTGAAGATCTTGGAGGACCTACCCCCGACAACTACAGACCCGATGACGATTCAGCAAAACTGAAAGAGCCAGGTGGGACCCTTAAGCAAGTTAAGGATGTTGTCAATAAGTCAGCAGGAAAATCTGATGCAATGCCAGCTGGCATGAAGGAAGAGGAAGAAGTTGATTCCGAAAAGGTAGTCTCTGAAGAAGAAACCACTGAAGAAAAAGTAGTCTCTGAAGAGGAAACTACTGAAGAAGAAGTGGTTGCAGAATCTGAAGAAGTTGTAGAATATAATATGGAAGAGGATGTAAATGCTCTTCTCCAAGGCGAAGAACTCTCCGAAGAATTCCAAGAAAAAGCAAAAACTATTTTTGAAGCAGCAATTAATTCTAAAGTTGCTGTTATTGAAAAAGGACTTACAGAAGAATTCTCTAAATTACTTTCTGAAGAGAAAGAAAAAATTGCTGTAGAATTTGAAACTGTAAAAGAGTCACTCGCTCAACGTGTTGATTCTTATCTTGAGTATGTTGCTGATGAGTGGTTCGAAGAGAATTCACTTGCAGTCGATCAAGGTCTTAAATCTGATATGACCGAATCATTCCTTGCAGGAATGAAGGGTCTTTTTGAAGAACATTATGTATCAATCCCTGAAGAAAAATATGATGTACTCGATAGTATGGTAGAAAAACTTGATGAAATGGAAACAAAACTCAACGAGCAGATTGAGAAAAATGTTTCACTTAACAAGCGTCTCGCAGAGTCGGTTGCTGATGGAATCTTAGATCAAATCTCTGAAGGTCTTGCACAGACTCAGAAAGAGAAGCTCGCTTCACTTGCCGAAAGTATTGAGTTTGAAAGTGAAGAAGAATATCGTGAAAAATTGGGGACACTTAGAGAGTCATATTTCTCTTCTAAGGCAAAGTCTTCATCTACCAAATCCGAAAGTCTATCTGAGGGTGTAGATTCCTCTGGATCTGAGTCATACTCAAATTCAATGGCCGCCTACATGAGAACTTTAGGTTCATTTGGTGGAAACAACAACTGAATTTAATATTAAATCAAACGTAAAAAACAATTAAAGGTAAAAGCAAATGTTCCAATCTGAACATCTGCAGGAAAAGTGGGCACCTCTCCTCAATCATGAGGGATGCGAGCAAATTAAAGACTCCCATCGTAGAGCTGTAACCGCCGTCCTGTTAGAAAACCAAGAAAAATTTCTGAAAGAGCAGCAAGCATTTAGCAACTCTGGCTCTTTCCTTACAGAAGCACCAACTAATGCAGTTGGTTCTGATGGATTCCAAGGTGGATCCGCCGCTGGCGGTCCTACCGCAGGTTTCGACCCTGTACTGATCTCCTTGATCAGACGCTCAATGCCAAACTTGGTCGCATATGACCTCGCAGGCGTTCAGCCAATGTCTGGTCCTACTGGACTGATCTTTGCAATGCGCTCACGCTATGGCTCTCAGTCTGGCGAAGAGGCAATGTTCAACGAAGCAGATACTGGATTCTCCGGTCAACCTGCTGGTCTCGATGATGCCAACGGATTCTCCGATGGCGTTGCTGGTATGGGTACTACTGCACAAGCAGGTACTAATCCATCTGTTCTGAACCCTGTTGGTTCTGCATCCTCAACCGGATATAACGTCGGTCAAGGTCTGCGTACAGATTCTGCTGAAGGTCTCGCCTCTGGTGATGATGCCTTCAATCAGATGGCATTCAGTATCGAGAAAGTTACTGTAACCGCTAAGTCAAGAGCTCTGAAGGCAGAGTACAGCTTAGAACTTGCACAAGACCTTAAGGCAATCCATGGTCTGAATGCTGAAGCGGAACTTGCAAACATTCTCTCCACAGAGATTCTTGCTGAAATCAACCGCGAAGTCATCAGAACCATCTATAAGGTTGCTGAACAGGGTGCTGTTTCTAACACCGCTACTGCTGGTGTATTCGACCTTGACATCGACTCCAATGGTCGTTGGTCTGTTGAGAAGTTCAAAGGACTTCTTTTCCAAATCGAGAGAGATGCGAACGCAATCGCACAAAGAACTCGTAGAGGAAAGGGCAACATCATCATGTGCTCTGCTGACGTTGCGTCTGCATTGACCATGGCTGGTGTGCTTGACTACACCCCCGCACTCAACGCTAATCTTAACGTTGATGACACTGGCAACACCTTCGCTGGTGTTCTCCAAGGTAAGTATAGAGTCTATATTGACCCCTATGCTGCAAACCTGACTTCAGGTAATGCATCTGCAGGAAACCAGTACTACGTTGTTGGTTACAAGGGTACTTCACCCTATGATGCAGGCATCTTCTACTGCCCTTACGTTCCTCTTCAGATGGTTCGTGCAGTTGGAGAGAACTCCTTCCAGCCAAAAATTGGCTTCAAGACCCGTTATGGTCTGGTCGCCAACCCATTCGCAGAAGGAACCAACCAGGGTGCAGGCGCTCTTCGCGTCAACCAAAACCGTTACTACAGACGTGTTGCAGTCAAAAACCTCATGTGATCGAGGTTGTTGTGGGGCAGGTTGCCCCCGACTGTCCTTTCAGACCTCCCTCACGGGAGGTCTTTTTTTATGAAAATAAATATATAAAAGACTTTATTATGAAAATTTCAGTTGTTGGTGCTGGAAATGCTGGATGTTTTACAGCATTATTTTTTGGATGGTATGGAAGAGATATTGAAGACTTAGAAGTAGAACTTATATACGATCCCAAAACTCAACCTGAAAAAGTTGGACAAGCAACTGTTTTAGATCCTCCAGGATTATTGTGGTCAGCATTAGGATTTAATTGGTACAATAATCCAATTCATGCAACATTTAAAAGTGGAATATTGTATGAAGGATGGGGAAAGGTAAATGATAAACACTTTCATCCTTTTCCGTCAGACAGAATGGCAATGCATTATTGTCCATGGGAAATGCAAGAACTCATATTAAAAAGTAATTTATTTAATGTTGTGGAATCTGACATTTTAAGTACTGATGATGTTGATGCCGATTATATTTTTGATTGTAGAGGAAAACCAAAAGATTTTTCAAATTATTTAAAATTAAGAAATCCAACAAATTCTTCAATTCTGGCAAAACCAAATTGGGATACTACTAAAGAATTTTGGAGTCGCCATATTGCCACTCCAGATGGATGGACTTTCGTAATTCCAACTCATGAAAAGTCCCCATCTCATGACTACTGTGTTGGGTATTGCTACAATAATCAGATTACAAAAAAAGAACAGGCAGAAAGAAACTTTAAGGAACTTTTTGATATAGAGATTAAAAAAAATATAAACTATGAGAATTATGTTGCAAAAACTCCTGTTGATGGGAGAGTTATTTTAAATGGAAATCGTTTGTTTTTTCTGGAACCTTTAGAGTCTAGTTCTACTCAGACATATATAGAAATTGCAAAGATGTCTTGGGACTATATTTTTAATAATAAAGATATTTCTAAGGACATTCATGAATACATAAAACAAACTCAAAATTTTGTTTTGTGGCATTATAATTTTGGTTCAAAGTACAATACTTCATTTTGGAAAAATGCAGCTAAAATGAATTTTAATGATCCACAATTTGAACAGTATTTGGAATTTTCCAACAGTATGTCAAAGCAAGATATTATTCCAAATTTATATGGAGGATTATCTGAAAATACTTTATATGGTCAATGGTCTCCATATAGTTTCAAAAATTGGTTTGACGGTATGACTAAAATAAATAATTAAAAATTTATCAATTATGCAAGGAAATAAAATTGAGAATAGAAATTACTTATCCCCAACAGGATTTAAATTATCATTATACAGAAGTCCTGGTGTTGCTTTCTTTTGTAATCAAGCAAATATACCAAGTATAAATTTAGGAATTGCAGAGCAACCAACATACTTGAGAAATATTCCTATACCTGGAGATAAAATTGATTTTGGTGACTTGACTATAAGATTTTTAGTTGATGAAGATCTTAAGAACTATATGGAAATTCAAAAGTGGATTCGTGGATTGGGTTATCCAGAATCATTGGATCAATTTTCAAATTTAGAAAAGAATTTTAAAACTTTTGGTATATTAAATGAAAGTGGGGATAATACAAGATCTGATGGAACTCTTCAAGTTTTAAATAATAATATGCTTCCATCATTCCAAATTTTCTTCAATGATTTATTTCCATACGACTTATCTACATTGACATTTGACGCAACCCAGACTGATCAAGAATACTTTACAGCAGACGTATCTTTCAAGTATACTATTTACAATATTACAGATTTGGAAGGCAATAATTTATGATCGATCTTGACAAACTTCAAGAGATGTGGGAAAAGGATTCAAAGATTGATATGGACAATCTTCATACAGAATCTACAAACATTCCCTCACTCCATGCGAAGTATTTTGGAATGTATAATACCATCTTCCTACTGAGAAAGAAAGCAGAACAGCAAAGAAAAAATATTAGACATGAAAGATATGAGTATTTTAGTGGTAAAGCCGATCCAGATGTTTACATTGAAAGTCCTTTTCCCAAAAAAATCAGAGATAAAGACACTATGCAAAAGTATCTTGATGCAGATCAGAAACTCTCAGGAGTTTCTCTGAAGATTGATTACTATGATACTATGCTTGTTTACATTGAAAGTATTTTGAAACAAATTAGTAATAGAACTTATCAAATTAAAAACGCAATAGAATTCATGAGATTTAACTCCGGGTTAGGATAATGGAAGAAGAATCACAATTTGATTATACAGTATATCTGACAATAGAAGATATTCGTTTAATGCATCATTGTGTTTTGAAAAGAATTGAAACATGGGAAGGTTCTCCTGCTAGACCATGGGGAGAACAAGAACATCTGTGGATTTTAAGAGATAATTTGTTTAGAATGATGCTAGAATATAAGTTTAATGAAATAGAATAAATATTCGTAGATGAATGGGTCTATGTGATTGATACGACTGCCAATCTTGTTATATCCAAATCAAACGAAGTATTTTTAAAAATTAAAACAGAACCTCATATAGAATATGAGCTTAAAGATCACTTTAAGTTTGAGGTTCCTAATGCAAAATTTATGCCACAGTATCGTGGAAGGAACTGGAATGGAGAGATTCACCTTTACGATATGAGATCTAAACAGATCTATGTTGGACTATTAGATAAGATTATCCAGTTCTGCAAGAACTACAATTATAGTTATAAATTTGAACATAATAAATTTTATGGCACTCCATATGAAGAGAATGATCATATTTCCTTAGAAGGTGTTAAGGATTACATGAATTCCATTTGTGCTCATACTCCCAGAAAATATCAGATTGAGGGAGTATATGGTGCCCTAAAGCATAATAGAAAGCTATTGATAAGCCCCACTGCCAGCGGCAAATCATTGATGATTTATTCCCTAGTAAGATATTATGTGGATAAAGGTGAAAAAATTCTTCTAGTTGTTCCAACGACATCTCTTGTAGAACAGATGTACAAGGATTTTTTGGATTATGGTTGGAATGCTGGGTCATATTGCCACCGTATATATTCTGGTAAGGAAAAAAGTAATAATGCTCCAGTAACAATCACAACATGGCAATCTGTATACAAACTAGATCGTTCTTTCTTCGAAGACTATGATTGCATTATAGGAGATGAAGCACATCTATTCAAGTCAAAGTCATTAATCAACATCATGACTAAGCTTCATCATGCAAAGTATAGATTTGGATTCACTGGCACTTTAGACGGCACACAGACTCATAAGTGGGTCTTAGAGGGTCTATTTGGTCCATCATATAAAGTGACAAGAACCGAAGAATTAATGCGTCAAGGTCATCTCTCTCAACTTGATATACAATGTTTATTACTGAAGCACCCATCTCAAAAATTTGAAGTTTATGAGGATGAGATACAATATTTAATCAATCACAAACAACGAAATAAATTCATAACAAATTTAACCCTAGACTTAAAAGGAAATTCTCTTGTTCTTTTTGCAAGAGTAGAGACACATGGTCAAGTATTGTATGATCTAATAAATAAAAACAAGCGAATTGATCGTAAAGTATTTTTTATACATGGTGGTGTTGATGCTGAACAAAGAGAATTAGTTAGAGAAATTACTGAAAGAGAAGATGATGCAATCATTGTTGCTTCTTATGGAACTTTTTCAACAGGGATTAATATAAAAAATCTTCATAATGTAATATTTGCTTCTCCATCTAAATCTAGAGTTAGAAATTTGCAAAGTATTGGTAGAGTTTTGAGGAAAGGAAAAGGTAAAACTAAAGCAACTCTTTATGACATTGCTGATGATTGTTCAACAATATCAAGAAAAAATTATACTTTAAATCATTTTATTGAAAGAATAAAAATTTATAATGAAGAAAGATTTAATTATGAAATAATTACAATACAAATAAAGGAAAAATGATAGAAGATGATTTCTACGCAACAGTAAAATTTAAATCAGGGGAAGAAATATTTGCAAAAGTAGCTGCTTCTGAAGAGTATGAACGGACAATATTAATTATCTCTAATCCTGTAGTTATTAATGAAATAAAGGGTAAAATAGGAACAGTAGGATATAAAATAGAACCTTGGTTGAAAACAACTTCTGAAGATATGTTTATTGTTGATATAAAAGATATACTTACTTTATCAGAATCATCTGATATAGAAATGATATTAACTTATCAAAGTTATATGAGGCAGTCAGAAAAATCTAGTAAAAATGAGTCTAAGATCAGTAAAAATATGGGATACGTTACTAATATAAATGATGCTAAAGAACTTCTAGAAAAAATATTTAAATTAAATATGGATTTACATGATTAGTATCTAATAGCTATTAGAGTACTTATCAACCCTAACAAAGGTAATTCTACTTGTTTTTGAGAACTTGTCAAGTCTTCACAAAGGTGATATAATTTATACATATAATTAGATAAAATAATGATAGGAACTTTTATGACCAAAAGAAAAAGGTCGGAGCATTATGTAAATAATAAAGAATTTCTTGCTGCTCTAATAGATCATAGAACTCAAGTTGAAGTGTCTTACAGAAAAAAATTTGGTAAGATCCTTTCTGAACAAGATAAATCCGAGAGAACAAGAAAGTGGGATACTAAACCTCCCATCCCCAGATACATTGGAGAATGTTTTTTAAAGATTGCAAATCATTTATCATTCAAACCAAATTTTATTAATTACATGTTCAAAGAGGACATGATCTCTGACGGGATTGAGAACTGCGTTCAGTATATTGACAATTTTGATCCTGATCGAGGTAATCCTTTTGCATACTTCACACAAATTATTTACTATGCATTCTTACGTAGAATTCAAAGAGAAAAACGTCAGTTAGATATAAAAAATAAAATTATTGAAAGATCTGGTTACAGTGAAGTATTTGACGACAACAACACCCTTGACGGATCCAACTACTCAGAGTATAATAGTATCAAAGATGCAGTGCATTCCAAACTCCGTAATTAATGAAAGTTGCAATCATTACCGATCAACACTTTGGTGCTCGTAAAAACTCTAAGTTATTTCACGACTACTTTCTAAAGTTTTATAATGATATTTTCTTTCCATATTTGGAAGAGAACAATATCAAGGTAGTGATTGATATGGGAGATACTTTTGATAGTCGTAAAGGTATTGACTTCTCTGCACTAGCATGGGCAAAGAATAACTACTACGATAGATTGCAGGACATGGGTATTCGTGTTCATACTATCGTTGGTAATCATACTGCATATTATAAAAATACTAATGAGGTCAATGCCGTTGATCTTCTTTTGCGTGAGTATGATAATGTCACAGTATATTCAGAAGCAACCGAAGTTAAGATAGATAATCGAGATATA